TTTAACATCCTCTTTCTCGACGAGTTCGCTTTCGTCCCGAATCACATTGCTGAGTCGTTCTTTGCCAGTGTTTATCCTACTATTACTTCTGGTAAATCAACGAAAGTAATAATGGTATCTACCCCTCACGGGATGAATCATTTCTATAGATATTGGCACGATGCTGAAAGAGGTAAGAACGAATATACACATACAGAAGTACATTGGTCACAGGTTCCTGGTAGGGATGCTGACTGGAAAGCACAAACTATTGCTAACACTTCAGAGCAACAGTTCAAGGTTGAGTTTGAATGTGAGTTCTTAGGTTCGGTTAATACGCTAATTAATCCTGCTAAATTGCGGATTATGGTCTATGACGAACCATTACAGAGAAATGCTGGATTAGATATTTACGAAACTGCTAAAGAAGACCATAATTATATAATTACAGTTGACGTTGCTAGGGGAATGGGTAATGACTATTCTGCTTTTATAGTCTTTGATACTACAGAGTTTCCGTATAGAGTAGTTGCGAAGTATAGGAATAATGAAATCAAACCTATGTTATTCCCAAATATTATTTTTGATGTTGCGAAGGGATATAACAATGCTTATGTTTTAATAGAAGTAAATGACATAGGAGATCAGGTTGCTAGTATTATGCAATATGATTTAGAATATGAAAATATCCTAATGGCATCCATGAGAGGTAGAAATGGTCAGATAGTAGGACAGGGATTTTCAGGTAAGAAAACTCAACTTGGTGTAAGAATGACAGCAGCAGTTAAGAAGTTGGGTTGTTCTAACCTTAAGAGTATTATTGAAGATGATAAATTATTGACTACTGACTATGAAATTATTTCAGAATTAACTACATTTGCTCAAAGACATAATTCATTTGAGGCAGAAGAAGGATGTAACGATGATTTGGCAATGTGCCTTGTTATATTTGCATGGTTGGTTAATCAGGATTATTTTAAAGAAATGTCAGATAATGACATTAGAAAGAGAATTTATGAGGATCAAAAGAATCAAATTGAGCAGGATATGGCACCATTTGGTTTTATACAAACAGGTTTAGAGACAGAAAGTTTTGTTGACGATGATGGAGATAGATGGCATACTGATGAATATGGTGACCGTTCCTACATGTGGGATTATCGGTAAGTGGACTTTGACAACTTTGATGAGCAGTTAAAGGTAGAGCATTTACTATTATCTGAACGTGCTTGTAGGGTATGTGGTAAAGTAAAGAATTTAATAACTGATTATTATCTAACTAGAAAGAATAGAGGAGAAATACCATCATCATATTCATATGAGTGTAAAGTGTGCACGATACAAAGGATAGTTAAGAATAGAAAGAATAAAGCATTTAGTGATTGGAAGTACCCAGATTGGTGATGTTCACGCATTGTTTCCCCGATGTAAATACCGCTTTGAATAAATATTTCTAGATTAAATCTGAGATTCGGAGAGAAAAAAGATGCCTCTAAATTTAGCATCTCCTGGAATTATCGTAAGAGAGGTTGACTTAACAATTGGTAGAGTTGATCCAGTATCTGGTTCTATTGGTGCGTTAGCAGCTCCTTTTGCGAAGGGTCCAGTCGGTCTTCCTCAATTGATTGAGAGTGAAGACGACCTTTATCAAACGTATGGAAAGCCATATAACACAGATAAGCAGTATGAGAGTTGGATGGTAGCATCCTCCTACTTGGCATATGGTGGTACAATGCAAGTTGTACGAGCAGATGACACAGGACTTAAAAATGCTTCTGACAATGCTACACCAGCATTAAAGATTAAGAGTGATGATCATTATAACCAGTTAGGTTATGACGATAACACTATTTCAAGTACGGTTATTGCCGCACAAAACCCAGGTACTTGGGCAAATGGTATTAGAATAGGAGTTTGTGACGGTAAAGCCGATCAGCAACTTCTTTCAGTCGTTGGTGTTAACACTGTTGGTTATGCTGTAACCCAGACGATGGTTGGTAAGGCACTTATTGGTGCTGGTACAACATCACAAGCAGATGGATACCTCAAAGGTGTTGTTACTGAAGTTAACTCTACAACTGTTGGAGTTAAAATTGTTTCACACGTAACCAATGCTGGTGTAGAATCTGATGTTGATTATCAACAGACAGGTGTTTACGCATTCAATAATACTGGTAGTGTTACTGCTACACCTAGCGGAGTAGCTATTGGACATGCAAGTGGATTCTCAACATCCTATGCATCACAGCAAGACTGGTTCGAACAGCAAACTGTTGGACTAAGTACTGGTTTAGACCCACTTGAATGGGATCAACTAGCAGATCGTCCAGGAACTTCAGCATATGCTGCCTCCAGAGGAGGAAGATTTGACGAAGTTCACGTTGTTGTAATCGATGACAAGGGAACTGTTACTGGTAACGCTGGTACAATCCTAGAGAAGCACCTTAACCTTTCTAAAGCAAAGGATGGTGAATACTCTGCAGGAAGTCCTTCTTACTGGAGAAAGTATCTTAAAACTAATTCAAGATACATCTACGGTGGTGGAGCACCTACTCTCGGAGCAGATAACCAAAAAGATGCTAATCAAAAGTCTGTAGGACTTACAACATCAGCATATGCTACATCTGCAACAAATAGTCTCGATGGAGACAGTGGTTGGGATCAAGATTCCAAGAATGTAAACTTTGGAGTTGTTGGTTCAGCAACATTCGAACTGAATGGTGGACTAGATTACGGTGGTGGTACAGACATCAACGTAGCAGGTGCACTAGATTCTGGTGTAGATGACATCATTGGTGGTCTTAACATATTCTCTAATACAGAGCAATATGAAGTAGACTTCATCCTACAAGGTTCTGCTAACTTTAGTAAGGAACAAACACAAGCAATTGCTAATAAGGCAGTCGCTATTGCTGAAGCAAGAAAGGATGCTATCGCATTCTGTTCTCCTTACAGACAAGCATTCATCACTGATACAAATGCTGGAGCAGCAACTGTTCAAGATGATGATACAATTACTTCTAATGTAGTAAGCTTCTACGCACCTATTACTTCTACCACATACGGTATATTTGATAGTGGGTACAAGTATATGTACGATAGATTTAATAATACATTCCGTTATGTCCCTCTAAATGGTGACATTGCTGGTTGTTGTGCCAGAGTCGATCAAACCGACTTCCCTTGGTTCTCACCAGCAGGTACAAACAGAGGTGCTCTTCTCAATATTGTGAAACTTGCTTACAACCCAGGTAAAGCACAAAGAGATACACTATATTCAAATAGAATTAACCCAGTTATTCTATCACCAGGAGCAGGAATTATCCTATTCGGTGATAAGACTGGATACGGCAAAGCATCTGCCTTTGATAGAATTAATGTTCGTAGATTATTCATCTACCTTGAAGATGCTATTTCAGCCGCTGCTAAAGACCAGTTGTTCGAATTTAACGATGAAATCACAAGGACTAACTTTGTGAACATCATTGAACCATTCCTACGTGACGTTCAATCGAAACGAGGAATCTACGACTACGTTGTTATTTGTGACGAAACAAACAACACAGCAGCAGTCATCGACAATAATGAGTTTATTGCCGATATATACATTAAACCTGCAAGGTCGATTAATTTCATCGGTCTAACCTTCATCGCCACCAGAACTGGTGTTGCATTTGAAGAAGTCATTGGTAAAGTTTAATCCTACTTAGAGTTCTAAAACTATGGCAACCAGAAACCAATTAAATCCACCTCCACTAAGGAAGATTACTGACTTCAAAAGTAAGCTAACTGGCGGTGGTGCTCGCTCGAACCTGTTTGAGGTTGAGCTAGCATTTCCAAAGGCAGTACAAGTAGATGGTCTTAATGATATCTTGCAAAAAGCAAGATTCTTAGTTAAGACTGCTGCCCTACCAGCATCTAACATTGCTCCAATCGAAGTTCCTTTCAGAGGAAGGGTTCTAAAAATCGCTGGAGACAGAACATTTGATACATGGTCAATCACCGTTCTTAATGATACAGACTTCTCTATTCGCTCAGCTTTTGAGAAATGGATGAACTTTATCAACAAGGTATCAGATAACACAGGTTCAACTAACGCAGAAGACTATCAAGCAGATGCTTTTGTCTATCAGTTGGATCGTAGTGGTGAAACACTAAGACAGTATCATTTCTTTGATATTTTCCCAACTCAAGTTGCTCCTATAGAATTATCTTATGATTCTGCAGGGATTCAAGAGTTCACAGTTGAACTACAAGTTCAGTGGTGGGAAGCAGTTAAAGGTACTGGTGCAAACGCTGGTGGAGAAGACATCAACTAAAATAGACTAAATAGTGCTATAATAGTAGGAAAACATTTATACTATGGCAAAACTCTTTGGGTTCTCGATTGACGACAGCCAAAAAACGCCACCTTCTGTAGTATCCCCCGTTCCTCAAACCAACCAGGACGGGGTTGATAATTACATAAGCAGTGGCTTTTATGGTCAGTATGTAGATATTGAAGGCGTATTCAGAACCGAACACGATTTAATTAAACGATATAGAGAGATGGCATTACACCCTGAGTGTGATGGTGCTATTGAAGATGTTGTTAATGAAGCAATCGTTAGTGATCTGTATGACTCACCTGTAGAGATTGAACTTTCCAACTTGAATGCTAGTGATAAAATAAAGAAAGTAATTAGAGAAGAATTTAAAACATTAAAAGAGATCATGGACTTTGATAGAAAGTCTCATGAGATATTTAAAAATTGGTATATTGATGGAAGAGTATATTATCTTAAGGTAATTGATACAAAGAGACCTGAAGATGGTATTCAGGATCTCAGATATATTGATCCTATGAAGATGAAGTATGTTCGTCAGGAGAAGAAGAAGAGTAAAGGAAAAGAAATCCTTGATATGAATAAGGGTTCTACAAGTAATGCTAAGTACGTAGAACCAGAAATAGAAGAGTATTTCTTATATACACCAAAACCAAATTATCCATCAGGGATGATTACTGGTGCTGGTAAGAATGCAGTGAAGATTGCTAAAGATTCTATTGTTTATTGTAGTTCTGGATTAGTTGATAGAAATAAAGGAACTGTCCTTTCATATCTTCATAAAGCAATTAAAGCACTTAATCAGTTAAGAATGATTGAGGATAGTCTTGTTATCTACAGATTATCAAGAGCACCAGAACGTAGAATTTTCTATATTGATGTTGGTAATTTACCAAAAGTTAAGGCAGAACAATACCTTAAAGAGGTAATGAGTCGTTATCGTAATAAGTTAGTTTATGATGCATCCACTGGTGAA